CGTACAGCAGTTGTTACACATATATCTTGATACGTCTGATGCTAAAGCTGGGGATATGGACTCTTCAATTCCACATATTCTACATTTAACATCAATCTTGGAACTCGGCCTTCTATTTCTAGGGCTTCTTCGAGCTTTCGTATTTGCTTTATCTGAAGCAGCTGCTTCTTCTAATTCCTGTCTTTCAGCAGAAGATAAACTCATGTCGTCCATCATTTCTAAAAACTTATTAGGCCTTCCTCCAGAAGTATCTACTCTACCGCTTCTAGCTTTATCTCCTTTGTCATTACCAAAAATTTTAGTGGAGTGAGACTTTCTCTTTCTACCACCTTTACCTCTTCTGTTTTTCTTCTTCTGCTTGTTAATTTTATGGGTAGGCTGTCCGTCATCTTCTGATTGCATTTCTACAATTACATCCATCAGATCTTCTTTAGACATATTCTTTAAAATCTTTTTTAGTTCTTCTTTGCTCATACTCTACTTATCTTTGCTCTCTGAAGGTTGACAAACAAATCACTTAGATTCTTAACTGAACTCGCCAGATATGTTAGTCTATCTGCTCTTTGCTGGGCATATGTTTTAATGCTTTCAAGTTTACAAGCATAACCATCCTCTCTAATCGCTTGGTAATACTGGCTATCCCAAGATCCTTTGTATTGCGATTCTCTGCCAGACATCATTCTTTTAAGGTTGGAGGATGCCCAGTTAACACGAGCTATCTCTCTGTTGTAAGACCTTTGTAGATAAAAAGAAAAACCTCCAAGCAGTAGAGCAGCTTCCGCACACTCATCTACTGTGAGCTTTTCCATCTGCTGTCTCGGCATATTCATATATTGTTTAACCGACTGGTCATGAAAGTCTCCAGCGTATGAACCGAGCCCTAAGTTCGACTCATACTCATCTAAGACTTTGTCTATTTGATCTAGTCGTTCCTTTGGTTTATTCGGATTCTCCATTGATCCTCGTCCTCGTTGTAAGGTAATTCAACATACGTTATATTATTATACTCGCACCATTCTGCTTTTCGCCGGTCTCTTTTTCTCTGATTTGCAAAATCTTGTGCAGAGCTATGAAATAGCGTGTTAAACTTGTAATGTTGTTGTCCATGAACCTCGACAACAAGCTTAACTGTGTTGATATAAAAATCAAAGAAAAGCTTCTCAGTTCTAGTTATAGGTGCAGCTACCTCTTCAAGAATTTGAACCGTTGGAAAAATATCCTTTAGAATGGTTCTGGCTTTCAAGTGTAGCTTGGATCGAGGTCTGCTTTCGCTAGCTCTAACCACATACCCATGAAGCTTCCAGTTGTGTACCTGACCGTCAAGCCCTCTAGTCTTCATTTAGCCCAACCATAGAAAACACTTCGTTTCTAAAGGCTTCATACTGATCTGGGTTTTCCTCTAGATACTGAGCTAGTTTAACTTTTCCTTGAATCTTTTCACCGTTAGGAAGCTTTAACCAAGCGCCAGCCTTAGTAATAAGACCAAAATCAATTAGCAAGTCTGCTATCTCCATCTCTTTCCAGATTCCTTTGCCATATCTAATATGACTCTCAACCTTCTGTCCCGGAGGGCCAATCGCAGAGGTCACTATTTGCCAATGAATAGTTTGACCAATTTGAGTATCACCCTGCATTAAAGGTACTGAGTGTGTTGCATGAAGTTTAACATCTACTTGATACTTTAAAGCACTTCCAGACTTTTCAATCTTAGTCTTTCCCCTTCCAAATCTTTGCACATTGGCCATTAGGTGGGTTATGCCGACAACGGTGACTCTATTAATAGGTAAAACATTAGAGATGCGACGACAAAACTTAGCTAGAATTTTCTGTACGCTCATCACTTGAACATCTTCTAAATTCCCTGTGAGTTCGGACTCGCTGGACAGGGCAGAGAAGGAATCAACTACAGTTACTGCTCCGGGTTTTGTATGGACTATATTATCGACAATACTTAGGTATTTCTCGGCGGATAATATATTGCCCTCGGTAGAGCCTATAATTTGCATCAGCTCTGGGTCTAAACTTAAATCTGTAATACCTTGTAAGTCTCTCTTTTTTAAACGACCTTCTATATTGGCATAATATACTTCTCTTTCATAATGCTTCTGTGCATTAGCACAAAAACTCAACGCCGTTACGGTCTTTCCTACTTTTTCTGGCCCTGTCATAATAAACAGAGATCCTTCAGGCACGCCTCCACCCAGAGCCATGTCTAACTTAGGACCAACAGAAATAACTTCAAGGGGCTTTTCTGTTATAGAGCTTGCATCATGAAGGACATCTCCATATTCTTTGATAATATCTTTATTCATCGAGTTCCCTCAGTTTTGATATAATTGATTTCTTATTATTGTTAGTCTTGTGCTTAACTTCTTTTGACTCTATTACATTGTAATCTACAGATTCTCTTTCCTGAATAAGAGCTTCCTTCTCTTTAATTATACTGTGAAGAAAAGGTGATCTTAGAGAATATGTCTTCCAACACCTATTATCTTTAAGAGCAGCTATGATAGCCTCTTCTGGGAAGTCCTTTAGAAGTTTATTCGCCAATGTTATTTGATAGCGAAAATATTTTCTCCATTCCGATATCTCCCAAAACTTTATGGGAAGTTCCTTATTGTCTTTCCGAGCTTTCTTCTCGCAAACAAACTCAGTTATATACTGAGGAGCAGATACCCATCCGTCTGGAGAATATCTAGATGGATATTTACTCTTTTCAGTCCTATTTTTACTCATGAATTTTGTGTATAGTGCCTTGAGTTTTTTTATTGTCGTTTGATGAATTTTTATGGTTCTCTCGGGCTTGGTCTACCCTGTAAGAACCTGCCTCTGTCATGACTGTAACTCCACGATTACCAGAGGCTGTTTCATTAATTGTCATTGGGCCCGGATCTTGCTCATATTCATTTACCAGATCTTCAATAGCCTCTACAGGTCTTCCGAGAGCCTTTGCTGCTTCCTCTGTTGACATCCCATTATTTAACATACCTTCGATACAAAACTTTTCAGTTTCTGTAATTTTTTTAGCTTTGGACAACTTACCCATTTTATAACTCTCTTTCTGCATTACGCAACCAAGCAATGTTCTTTGTTTTTAAAAAATTAATGTATAATTCAAAGGCTTTCTTACTCACAGTCTTTAACTCCCACGCAGGCTTTCCTGTGTGGTTTCTATGTTTGTATTCAGTGCCTTCGCTATATAGACCGATAGGATTGAATGGTTTTCCGTACTGGCCTATTCTGATATAATATTTTTTTCTTGCCTCTGCATTTACCAGTTTTGCATGAACCTGAGAAGCATCGAAGGAGTGGTTTGCTAGCCTTGGAAACCCATCGTCGTCAAGCCAATCATGTTTGCCATAAAAGGCATACAATAAAGTTGTGTTATCTGCAGACTGCTCAGATTCCGATTCGCTGCTTTTGTCAGGATGTATTTTAAATTCGCTCATCTATTCCTCTTTCTTTTCTTCTTCTTTGGTTGGTCTTTTGTCCACTGTACGCCACCTTGTGGCTTTTCCATTCTACTCATACCTGTTGGCAGATCTCCGCCTCCCTGAGTTTTCTTGGTCTTGAAGTCTCTTTTCATATCCTCGCACTTCCACTTTCCATACTTCTGGCTTTGCTTGTCAGCGTAATGTCCAAGAGTCTTGGTTTCAGATAATGAATAGCTATAACCTCCGTAGATGTTATCCTCTTCAAAATCCCTGTACACGCTTTCTATTTCTGCGCAATCAGGGCATTCTTCCTTTGGCTTATATTCTGACATGTGGCGAAATACTGTCCATTTATGACCACAGCCTTCGCACATATAACTATATTCTGGCAT